GCCGCCCAGCGTGGTGCCCACGGTCTTGAACGCCTCGACCACCGCGAGCCCCGCGACGTACAGACCCTTCAACGCCGCGGCCAGGAATTCCGCCGTGCTCTTCAGCTTGTCGCCGCTGGTCATGGTGGTCAGGAATTCACCCGCCAGCCCGGTCAGCGTCGGCAGCAACTGCGCGGCGATCTGCGTACCCACGCCGGAGACGCCCATGCTCACGAGGTCCAGCGTGTCGTTGAACTTCTCGGCGCTCCTCGCCGTGGCTTCATCCATCGTGAGGCCGAGCTGCTGCGCCATCGCGTCGAACTCGGCGAGACCCGCAGCCCCGCCGTTCAACAGCGGGATCATGTCCGCGCCCGCCTTCCCGAACAGCTGCATGGCGAGCGCCGTTTTCTCCGCGCCGTCCTTGTAGCTGGCGAACTTGTCCGCCACCTCGCCGAGCATGTCCCGCGTCGACTTCAGCGAGCCGTCCGCGTTTTTCGTCTCCAGGCGCATCGCCGCGAATGCGTCGTTGCCCTTGGCCATCCCCTGCGCGAGCTTAGCCATGCTGGTCTGCAGCGCACCGGCCGAGATGCCGGATTGCTGGTAGGCCAACTGCAGGCCAGCCAGATCCTTCACCGCCACGCCGGTTTTCTGGCTGAGCTTGCTCATCTCGTCGGCGGCATTGATGGCCGACTTGACGAAAGCCGTCATGCCGGCGACCGAGACGCCCGCGGCGAGAGATGCCAGCCCAACCTTCGCGGCCGAACTGATCTTCTTCATCGCGCCTTCGACCGTCGACGTGGCCTTGTTCATGTCCTGGGCAAGCCGCGCGACGTTCGCCGCCATCTCGATAGTCAGAGTCCCGACGTTGCTCATCTCTTCGCCTGCATGAATGCCTGAAAGGCGTTGGTGACTTTCTTGCTCACGATCGTCCGATCAAAATCGTTGACGGGGTTTCCGTAGGGTGGCGGGCACTCGGGTTTGTCGCTGATCCGCGATTGCTCGAGGTAGCCCCGGGACATATCCCGGATGGCCGAGAATTCCCACGGGGTCAGCGTGACGCCGGCCCCCTGCTGCCACGCCATCACCTCGGCACAGGTCAGCGGCTGCGCGCCCATGCCACCGGCAGACACGAAGCCGATGTCCCGCCAGTACCCCACGAGATACATGGCCTCGCCAACGTCGGGGTAAAGCGGTCTGCCGCCGTTGGCGATGATCTTCTCGCCCCGGGTCTGACGCTGGGCCTGATCGGCCACACCCTTCGCCGTGGGCGAGGAGTGCAGCCACGCCATTTGCTGGGCAAACAGGATCAGGTCTTGTCGGGCGCCTTCGTAAAATTTGCCCAGTCACCGATGGCCTTGTTCACCTGCTCGGAAATGAAGCCGATGGAAGCGTCGAGGTAGGCGGCTTTGAACATCTCGTACCCGGTGAAGTCCTTGTACGTGAAGCCGTTGAAGGAGTCCGTGCAGGTGGCGAGAAAGTCGGCGTCCAGCTCGCGCTGCTCGTCGTCCTTCATCTTCTTTCCGCCCTTTCGGACGTACTCGAGGATCGCGCGATTGCGCACGCTCTGGGCCTTCTGGTACTGCCGGGAGCCGGGGCCGTAGACCGTGATGGTGATGGGGTTGCCGGCATCGTCCAGCAGCCGTTCGCCGTCCGGGCTTTCCAGATCGACGACGGCGGTTTCCTTGACGGCAAGCGTGCTGATATCAAACATGGGTGTCGCTCCTTTCGCGGGGTTTCCAATGCCCGTGGCCGCCACCCGCTGACCCCGCGAAAGGTCAGACGGGCGGCGACTCGGTGCGCGGTTCGCCTTTTCAGGCATGGGATCAGTTCAGGTCTTCGACCACGCCCACGCCGGCGGAGGTGGTGGTGATCTCCAGCACGCAGGTAGCCGTGGTGATCGAGTCGACCGAGCCGACGCCAACCTTCCAGCTCATGACCTTGGCCTGCATGTAGTAGACATCGCCGTTCTGCGTGGTCACCGATATCGAGTAATCGGCATCGGACAGGCTCGCGGCTTTCGCCAGGATCTGGCCGGCGTCATCGGTATCCAGACCGAGCTGCAGGGTCATGGCGCCTTCGTTGAAGGAGCCCTTGTACTTGCGGGTTCCGCGCGAACCCACGGGGTTGTGCGTGACCAGGGCGTACTCCCGGCCAAACTCGCCGAGGTCGGTTACTTCCCCGACCGTGGTCCAGGTAAGGGCTTCGTACCCCGCGACGTTGAACGTAGCGGGCGTGCCGGCCGAGATCTTGAGGACGGTCCCGGCTGAGGTTGCGACTGTCATGTGATGCTCCTTGGATTAAGCGGCGAGGACTTCGACCACGCCGACGCCGGCCGAGTTGGTCGTCAGTTCGAGGACGCAGGTGGCGGTGGTGATGGAATCCACGGAACCGACGCCGACCTTCCACGACATGACTTTCGCCTGGAAGTAGTACTTGTCGCCGTTCTGCGTGGTGACCTTAAAGGAGTAATCGTTGTCGGACAGGCTCGCCGCCTTGGCAATCACCTGCCCGGCATCGTCCGTGTCGAGGCCGATCTGCAGGGTCATCGCGCCCTGGTTGAATGACCCCTTGAACTTGCGCGTGCCGCGCGAGCCGACCGGGTTATGGGTCACCAGCGCATATTCGCGCCCGAACTCGCCAAGGTCCGTCACTTCGCCGATGGCGGTGGTCCAGGAGAGCGCGTTGTAGCCGGTGGCGTCGAAAGTGGCAGGAGTAGACGCCGAGATATGAATCGTGGTCCCGGCCGAAGTTGCGACTGTCATAGGATTTTCCTTCCTTCAGAAACGAAAAAACCCCGCATGGGCGGGGGCTCAACTATCCAGCCGGGGGCCGGAATCGGGCGTGGATCACTCCACAAAAAGCAGGATGTAATCGGTCGGCTGCGTCCAGATGCCGGCCTCGTCGTCCTTGTCCATGCGGCCGATCAGATCGCGCCGGCAGCTGACAACGGTCTTCGTCGCGACGGTCTGCGCGTGCAGGAAATCCATCACGCTCTGCACCGCGGCGCCGATCGCTTTCACCTCGGCGATGGTGCCGGCCAGCGGGTTGATCTGCACCCGGGCCCGAGCGCGATTTCCGCCGCTCTGGTAGGCCATCTTGGGCTCGGGCGCGCAGTCGATCACGTTGTAAACGATGGCCGGCATGGCGGTGTTCGTGGGCAACTGGCCGAGGGCACGACGGGTGCCGACCAGCGCCGTGATCGTGGCGTGACCGAGCAGGGATGCAACGATGGTTTCGGCGCTCATTTGCCCGCCTTCACGATTTCTTTCGGCAGCCGGCGGCGGATGTACGTGGCCGTGGCCTCGATCGCTGCCATCTGGTTTGCCGAGCTGTCGAATGTCGGGCGCATGAACGGCTGCGGCTTGATGCCCGGGTGCGTGACCGAGCTGGCGAACGTGTTGCCGAACCGCAGCGCGCTGCGCTTGCCCTTCAGCGACACTTCCTCGCCGTCCGCATTCTTGGCCCGGATGATGTAGGGCTTGCCAACCGACTTGCCGTGGCCGGTGTAGAAGCTCGCCGTCCCGAACTCGATCTGGTTCGCGTACCAGGCTTCCTTGTTGCCGGCCTTCACGTCGATATTGACCCACCCCGTGCGGCGCCTTTGCCGGCGCGATGCCACGCGGATCGACTTGCGCAACGCGCCAGTGTCCTCCGGTGCTGCGTTCCTGGCTGCATCACGAAAGACGTTCGCACCGGCACGCAGCGCCCCGCGCATCACGTTGCCCTCGATCTTCGCGGGCAGCCCCTCGAGCGCCTTCTTCAGCTCAGCCAGTCCGGAGACTTGCACCTCAGCCATTCAGCGATCCCTCGGTGCAATCGAAGATGATCCACTGCCCGCGCTCCTCGACGACCATCGCGGCATGAATGGCGAGCAGGCGCCCGCCGTAGTTGATGCGCCAGGCGTCGGCACTCGCCGAGGGCAGCAGCTTGGACTGGTAACGCACCAGGACCGTGTGCGACAGCGTGGACTCCACCGCCCCCGCGCGCAGCTTCTCGCGCCCGCTGACGGGCTTGATGTTCGCCCACACCGATGCCACTTCCTGCCAGCCGCCGGGGATCGGCTGCCCGAAATCGTCAACCGTCGAGCTGGGCCGCTCAATGGTGACGCGATGGCGCAGATCCCCCGCCCTCACAGCGCGTAGACCCGGTAGGGCTGCAGCAGCACGTCCCACCCCATCGGCACCACGGACAT